GATATCAATTCAGAGGACCGGTGTACAGCAGGAGAATACAAAGGGAGGAGGCCCGGGAGAGGGGCAACCACTTACAATTAAAAAACGTCTAAGTAGGGATGATGTCACTTATCAGAGACTTATGAATAAACTGAATCTACAAAATGCAGATGATGTGGCGTCTGATGGGAACATGATTAAAGGACGATCGATTACTGAGGCAAGTGCGTCTAATTATGATCAAGCTAAGGTCGGAGCATTGGCAACTAGGAGAATGCAACCTCTCCCATCAACAACCACCAGGCTTGGGCAATTATTGAAGCCAGATTTAACTAGAAATATTTTTGAGATTATTACAATTCCACCTACGAAATTTTTCACGGTATCGTATAATGTCACATTTTGGACACAATATACACAACAGATCAATGACATGTTATCAGTCTTAATGAGCGCATATATCGATATGCGTCGCCGGACATTTCGACTTGAAACTAGTTCAGGTTATTGGTTTGTTGCATATATCAATTCGCAGTTAACACCGGGAAATAATTTTGACGACTTTACGGATAGCGAGAGGATGGTGAAATATAGTCTGGATATTGAGGTTCCGGCATTTTTAATTGCACCAAATTACCCCGGATCCCGCCAACCGCTACGCAGGTTTGTTGCAACGCCTGAATTAGTCTTTGAGACTGTTGGCGTATCTCGAGATGCAAAATTTACAGGCCAACCGCCCCAAGGACCAATATCAGGTGATCCGGGTGATTTTATTTTGCAGAATTTAGATGATACAGCCGCATTTTTTCCTGGTGGGTCGGTTGCCGGCCCCGGGATTGCTGCCAGCGATTCTAGGAATTTAGTAGATGGATTTAGTGCTTATCATAATGCAACTGTAAACGTTGGTGGGGGTATTGGGGGCCCGCCATTAGTACCGGCACCTTCTCTTCTGGTTAATCCATTTTCCGGTGAAAAACTGTCAACCCCCCTTCGTGCACAGACCGTTACGTCGAAGGGAGAAATTGTCTATAAAGACATAAATGATGGTGTTGACTATCCAAATTTACATACCCTCGAAAACATTACTTCGTAATACTGTTTGTAGTAGTGGTAGAACTATCGGTATTTTACGAAAAAAAGAATATACTTATTCACGAAAAAGGAGACGTGTGAATGGCTGAACAGACTTTTCGATCCCCGGGTTTCTTTCCGCGTGAAGTAGACATAGGTTTACCGACACGGGGTCCAAGCGGAATTCCTGCTGGCGTTGTTGGGACGGCGCTAAGGGGCCCCGCCTTTGTTCCGGTAACAATAGGAAGTTTTAATGATTTTGAAACTATTTTTGGCGGTATTTCCCCGGATAGATTCGGTGTATTTGCAGTACAGGAATTCTTGCGATACAAGCAAAGTTGCACATTTGTTCGGACCCTAGGGGGTGGATCAAATGAACTGAGCAGTGAATTTATCACTACTGAGACGCAGGGCACTGTAAAGAATGCCGGTTTTAAGCTCCAACCGGCTGGAGATCACCGCGTGCACGGCGGCGGTGCCGGCGTCGGGGATGGCGCCATCATAGAGTATGGTTGTGTGCAGTTTATTGTGGCAAAGCATTATGTTAGTGCTTCTAAATCGCTACAATATCCTATCTTTACACAGAACGATAGCTTCCAGGGTGATGTACGTGACCTGCATACACTAGGACATGGTGGCCAAGGGGACGATGGCAAAGTTGTGGCGATGGTTCGTGCGGTGCTATTTACCACCACCGGTTCACGTTTTTCGATTGAATCCTGGAATTCTGCGCTTTCAAGCTCTGCTGGACAGCACGAACGCGTAAATGATTTAGCATCACCGGATATAACCAACCCCAAGAATGCATTTAAGCTTATTTTGTCGTCGACAAGCCAGACATTCTCTCAGGCACCCAGCGGCCTGAAAGGTGTTAAAGTATATAGTATGTCCCTGGATCTGGACAGCAGCAATTATGTGGGAAAGGTTCTGAATACTGATCCCCTCAAATTTCAAGAACAACAACATCTGCTCTACCTGGATTTTCCTGTTGATCACGAGATTGCACCTGTATATGAATTTGGTGGATCGATCGGGCTATGCTCTGGCTCGGAAAAGTCCAATGCTAGTAACACCGCTGGTCTTTCATTCGTTGATGCCTTTGGTAGATTTGATACCAGGTATACGACGCCTAGGACACCGTGGATTAAATCGCAACCATTCGGTAAGATGGAACATAATCTGTTTTATGTTGAGACGATCTCGGATGGGGCATATGCAAATGACAAATTTAAGGTCTCCATTGCAAATCTCAAGGCATCAACCGATAATTCCTATCCGTATGGGAGTTTTGAGGTTCAGATTCGAGAATTTAATGATTTTGATATCGACAAAAAGATTATTGAAAGATACCCAAGTTGCAATCTAGATCCCCAGAGTGATCAATTTGTCGGAAGAATTATTGGTGACATGAAGGAGACCTTTAAGTGGGATGGTCGAAATGAGGCTGAGCGCAGAATAGTCGTTACCGGACAGTATGCAAATAAATCAAATCGTATACGTGTGGTACTGTCCACCGATCTCCAAAAGGGTAATGTACCGAATACATCAATGCCGTTCGGTTTCGGTGGAATTCCGGTCCTGAAGACTAGTGATGCCCTAAATCACATTGCCTCGTATACACCAACCCCGAAGGTTGGACAGAAACCCCAGGGTCGCCGACTGTGGCTGTCAGGGGCAAGAAATCTCATCAGTTCGCATAAAGATCAAAGCGCCGGTGGCGAGGCGGCACTAACTGCCTCTCTTCTGACCTCCTCAATTCTGCCACCCCTGCCCCTTCGATTTAAGGTCACCAAGGGCAACTCTAAGGCTACTCCAAACTTTACCGGTCAATCAGGTGATGATGAGAGAGTTAATGCAGCGTACTATTGGGGCGTTCAGAATACACGAATTACCTCCAGCAGGGCGACAAACGCCAGCCAGAAATTGAACCCTATAGTAGGTGCATATACCAAATTTCAGGGAATTAAATTATTGGATACGTTAGTGACCGGTACTGGCGCCGACCTATTCAATAATAATGCATTTACATTATCAAGAGTGGCATTTGAAAATGAACTAGATTCCAGCGGTCACATCACTGCGATGACAGGAACTGCCAAGGAACATATGCTAAATGCTGCATATATTCGGGGGATGTCACAATTAAATGAAAAGAATTATACGATTATTGACCCAACAGGCAGCGCAAAAACTAGAATTACCCTAGGGACATTGCTTAATTCGTCATCCGTAAAGTTCAATAAGTTTACAGATTATGCCAAATTTACCACCATATTCTACGGGGGGTTTGACGGCCTAAATATTCTTGATAAAGACCAATTCCTTATGAATGATAGGGCAACGTCAACCGCAACTAGGGGAAAGGCAAATACCGCATATTCCGATATGGGACTCAGTACGCAACCGGCCGGTACCGGTAAGGATAATAGTATTATCAGGGCGTATAGAGTCGGTGCAAAATTGCTTACCAACAAGTACGCCAGTAACATCAATCTATTGTGTATCCCAGGTATTAGAGAGCCATATGTAGCAGACTACGCCGCGGATAGAACACGTGATTACGGACTGGCACTTTACTTGATGGATCTCGAGTTACTTGATGAAAATCAGTCCCGACTGTTTAACAATGAGGGTGGTCTTACGCCTGATGTTGAAGAGACGTCTGAAAATCTAGATGCTAGAGGGGTTGATAACAACTATGTAGCTAGCTATTTCCCGGATGTGTTTATTAAAGAAATAGCCTCGGGCCAGGTCCTATATGCACCATCAAGTGTGGCAGCACTACAGGCAGTGGCACAGAACGATAGTTTGGCTAAGCCATGGTTTGCACCTGCAGGATTTAGTCGTGGTGCTCTCCAGACTGTGACGAATGTTAAGGTACGTCTAACTGCTACTGATAGGGATACGTTATATGAGAGTCGAATTAATCCGATCGCGACCTTCCCGAATAGTGGTTTTGTAATATTCGGTCAGAAAACATTGCAGCTAGCACAGTCAGCATTAGACAGAGTCAATGTTCGAAGGATGTTATTGGATGTTAAAAGAGCGGTGATAAGTGTTGCTAGAAGACTTCTATTCGAACAGAATACACCTGCTACTCGTGCACGCTTTGTATCACAGGTTACACCTATACTTGCATTAGTACAGGCGCAACAAGGAATTGACCAGTTCCGAGTTGTTATGGATAATACTAACAATACACAGGATGATGTCCTTAATAATCAATTGAATGGCAAGATTGTTATAGTGCCAACGCGGGCTGTTGAGTTTATCGCAATCGACTTTATTATTGACCAGGCTGGGGTCACCTTTGTGTAACCATAGTTAAGTAAGAAAGGGAGTTTTATGAATGTCTGAAAATTCACTGAGAGGCGCTGGAATTTTTGCAAGAGAAATTGATCTCGCCCAACCTCAAGGCGGCGGCCCTAGTGGGGTACCCGCTGCTGTTATTGGTACGTCGAGAACTGGCCCAGCTTTTGTTCCAATTACCGTCGGAAATATTAGAGAGTTTGTTGCAAGGTTTGGTGATATTGATAGTACTAAATTCGGTGCCATGGCCCTACGAGAGTGGATGGATAACAGAAGTGCCGGAACATTTTTACGTGTACTGGGCGCCGGCGATGGCAAAAAGAGAGCCACCTCAGGGAACAATACCGGGAAGGTGACGAATGCAGGATTTGTTGTGGGGCAGCGTTTGCCTCAAGAAAACGGAAATGTAGGCAATAATCCCTATACACTGGGCAGAATGCATCTCTTTCCTGGGAATAATCCCTTGGGAAGAACGTATGTTTTGGGATGCTTTATGTCGGAGTCATCTGATAACAGCAACAAAATTTTTAGTAAGGCCGGTATTGGCGATCATGGATCCGTCAGTAAGGATGAGAGAACCAAGCCCATCATTCGAGGTATCTTGATGGCTCCGTCCGGAGTTTTGCTTACGCTTTCTAGCTCTGTCTGGCTGGATAATAGCCTGGCGGTCACTTCCACACCGGGCCAGCCCGCCGGAGGTCCTACCGGTGATGTGGCGAAGGTGAGTCCGTCCACGAACGACGACCCGGCTGTCAACAATTTCGTAATGTATTTGAATAATTTTAAGGAGAATGCATCTTACAGCAGTATTATTACTGCATCATTCGACCCTCAGTCAGATGGTTATTTTGTTAATCATTTCAATCGAGACCCCTCAAAGATTGAGCAGGCCGGTCACTTACTGTATTCACACTTTAATATCTACAATGCACAGGCAGCAATCACTGGCGCACAGTCGCGCCTAAAGACAACCGACTGGACCCCGTCGGGGCGTGAATTGGCTTTCTTGGTAACGTCGTCGAACGCCAGGAACAGTGGATCAGCTCTGAAGGCCACAAAAAATAGGGGTGGAACCGGTGCAGTTGGATTTGCTGGAATTCCAAATTTTGAGGGATTTGAGGACAGGTTTGCACATGCACAGAGTCCATGGATTACATCCCAGGATA